GAATTTATCGGGCCAATGGGACGCATCATGCGTAAGGAGTGGCTGCAATACGCTTTGCTTCCAGAAGATGACATCACGTACGTAATCGGAGTAGACTTGGCTGTTGGCATGAAGTCCAATGCAGACGATCGCGCTATCGTGGTGGTAGGCAAGCGTGGGACGACATATTACGTCGCTGATGTGGTATTCGGCAAGTGGTCATTCAACGAGACCAAAGACAAGATCAAGCAGACTGCGTACAACTGGAATGCGGTGCGGGTATGTGTTGAGAACGTTGCGTATCAAGAGGTAATGGTGCAACAGCTCCGAGCCGAGACGATGCTTAACATTCAGGGTGTCAATCCACGGGGCCGCAACAAGCTCACCCGCTTTCTACCCATCGCAGGCAAGTATGAGCATGGGTACATCAAGCATGTGAATAGCGTACCTTTGGAATTTACCGAGCAACTGCTTATGTTCGACGGCAAAGATGGGAAGCCCGACGATATGGTTGACGCTCTCATCTACGCTGTAAACGGACACGAATCAAACACTTACGTTTACGAGATATAGTGTTAATAGCTGATTACTTCCAGTCGCTTTTTGGTGTTAATAATAGAAAGCTCTTTGGTCGTAACAATCAAGCACTACCAAGCCCAAACGGCACGCAAGTCGGTGGGCGAATTGGCTATCCCTCAAAAGCTGGTTACCTTGCCAACGTAGAACACGGATTTAATCGCAACCCAGTCGTAGCGGCTTGCGTTGGTGTTTACGCATCTACGCTCAATGAGCCGCCTTTGGCTGCGATGTACGACGATGGTACGATCAACAGAAACCATCCCGTCAGTCTGCTGTTCCGCAAGCCCAATCCTCGGATGGGCCAAGCTGAATTCTGGCAGATCGTGTGGACATACCTAGCTATTGGCGGCAATGCTTACATCGTCAAGGTACGCTCGGCAATGGGTAACATCGTTGAGCTATACCCATACTCGGATGCTCACGTTGCGCCGCTGCTTAACGATTTGGGATGGGTCTACGCTTACCGCTACCAGTCTGGTAACATAACGCAGGACTGGCCCGCGGATGATGTTATCCACATCCAGAATCCAGCGTACCGCGATCCGGTCAATATGCACAAGGGCGTTAGCCCTATCAGCGTGGCATGGGACAAGATCAACACCTACAACGAGCTGCAAGCTACGATCTATTCGCTTGTAGCTTCAAATGCTATCCCTAGCGGTATCTTGTCAGCTCCGGGCGATGTTCCTATTTCGCAGGTCGAATCTTTGCGGGCGCAATTGCGTAAACGCAAGGATGCCAACGGCAAAGACCGTACAGATGCGATCGTGCTAGGCAACGGCATGAGTTACCAACAAATGGGACTAGATGCACAGAAGCTGCAAGCGATTGAGACAACGCAGGAACTTGAGACGGCTATTTGCGGCGCATTCCGCATCCATCCAGCCGTTGTATTGACAAGCGCAGGCCTTGCACGTAGCACTTACAACAATCTAGCTAGTGCCTACCAAGAGTATACTACTTTAACGCGCGTACCGTTCTGGAATGCGCTTGAAGAGCAACTGGAATCTGGACTCCGCAAGGAATTCCCAGACGTTCAGCTTGCTTTTGATACGTCAGAAGTGCAGGCACTACAACCAGACGCGGCAACGATAGAAGCGCAGGCATTGCAGCAGTTTACGGCTAACATCATCACGCTTAACGAAGCACGCGCAACGCTTAAGTACGAAGATGTAGAGAACGGCGATGTATTCGCTTACGAGCAGCAGCCAGCAGGCGGCTTTGGTGCGTTTACTGCTCCAGAGCCAGAGGCAAAGCAATCGGTAGAAACCAACGCAGACCCAATCGAAAGCGTAGAGGGCCGCAAGGTAAAGTGGCACGAGCCGGAAGCGGTAAAGTACTGGCAGAAGCAGGAAGATGTTATCCTCAAAGCTGCGGAAGCTACACAAGCGGACGTTGCGGAAGTAATGAAGCGCGTTGAGCGTGCCGTGATGAAGCAGGTAAAATCGGATCGTTTTGTTGACGTCAACAAAATGGTAAAAGCCCCGCAGGATGCAATCAACATAGCGGATTTGGTTAGGCAGTTTATAGCAGCCAATGAAGCTACGCAAGAGGCATTGCGTACGCAGATCATCGAGATGACGCTTGAGAGCGTAGGGGGTGATCTTACGCAAGTGCAGAGCTTGACAGATCAAATACGTGATGAGCAAATCCGCAAGTCTACCGAGAACATGAAAGAGTCTTTGAACACGGCTAAAAAGGACGTGGCAAGGGTTCTAGAAGCTAACGCAGGCAAGCCAGTAGCGGAAGTGCAAAAGTCTCTGCTAGAAAAGTTTAGCGAGATGCAGACGTCACGCGCAAAGATGATCGCCGTGACAACGTGTAAAGCACAGGCAACCGTAGTGCAGCGCAAGACAGTCGAGCGCGTTAATGCACGGGAAACAGACCCAAAGCGTAAGGTCGTGCAAGTATGGCTATCCCAGCGTGATTCTGATGTACGCAAGACGCACAAAGATTTAGACGGCGAATGGATTGAAGAGGGCGAGACGTTTGACCAGTTCGTATCTGGAGCAGGCGAAGGCCCCGGACTAGGGGAGCCACAAGAAGCGATTAACTGTCGCTGTACCTTGCGTCCAGTTCGCCGATCACGAGTACAGGAACGGAACTAATGAAGTACAAGAACATACCAGTAGAATTTAAGGCGGATGAGCAGGGCAGCGTTGAAGCGTTCGTGAGCGTTTTCGGCAATGTCGATTCGTACGGCGATCGTGTTATTTACGGCGCATTCAAGGAAAGCATAGAAGCAAAGCTGCCAAAGATGGTATGGCAGCACGATATGCAGCGCCCAATAGGTAAGACGGTACTAGCAGAAGAGATACCAGCGGGTGACTCACGTCTGCCAGAGCGCCTACGCGATAACGGTGCGCTGTACGTGAAGGGCCTGTTCAATCTCAACACGACCGACGGCAAAGACGCATACGAGCACATTAAGTTTGGCAGCGTGGATGAGTACAGCTTTGGATATGAAGAAGTTGAGACAACGCCGCTAGCAGATGGTACAAAAGAACTTAACAAACTGAACATTATCGAATGGTCACCGGTTACGGTAGGGGCTAATCCCATGACCATGACAAGTAACGTTAAAGCTATGACACTCGAAGAAAAGCTGGATGTTGCGGCTACGCTCATCAAGCAATCAGAAGAGCACGCACTCGCATACGCGGATATGCGTAGTAAAGCGGGCCGTGTGCTCAACTCTCGTATCCGAGGCATGATTCTTTCACTTGCCGATCAATTGAAAGATGTCTCAAAAAATCTGTATCAGCTTCATGCCGAAACAGACCCAATTCCAAAGGCAGACGATAAGGAGTTAAAGCGCAAGCAGCTCCTATCGCTTATGCAAACAATCAACACAATGGAGATAATCTAATGACGTGGGAAGAAATCCTCGCCGCTTTGGATGCTGTTCTCGCCGGTACGTTTGAGACACCGGAAGCAATGGCAGCCGAAGTAGCAACAATCCGCGAACAGATCGCGGCGCTTCTAGCAGAAGCATCTGAAGAAACAGCCGAAGTAGAAGAAGTATCGGCAGCCGTAGAAGGCGCAGCAAAGGCACAAGCCAAGCTCGCTCGTATCATGACAATCATCCAACAAAAGAAGGCGCTTAACGATATGAAGACAAAGAACGCTTCAGATCTTAACGCACTCAAGACAGCGGCCCCAGTACCTTCTGGTTTCGTTGCAGAAGGCGCAAAGATCACAGGCCAGCACTACCGTGGCAAGGCATTCAAGCAGTTCGGCAGCGAAGCAGGAGCAGCAGCATACAAGGCAGGACGCCAGATCGCTGCTTACCTCGGCGATGCTAGCTCGGCACAATGGTGCAAGGATAACGGCGTACCAATGCAGAAGACAATGGCAACAACGAGCAACTCGCTCGGCGGTTTGACTGTTGTTGATGAGCTGGATCAAGCTATCCTTTACTACCGCGAAGAGCGCGGCGTAGCTCGCGGTATCATGGATGTAGTATCTATGAATAGCGAAACACGTACCGTTAACCGTAACGTAGGCGGAACGACTGTATACGCACTCGGCGAAGGCCAGAGCTACACAGCTTCAGATGTTCAGTTCAGCGGCGTACAACTGACAGCAAAGAAGTTCGGTGCTCTTACGCAGAACACGATTGAACTCGGCGAAGATTCATACGCAGCAATCGCAGAAGAGATCGCAAAGGATCACGGCTATGCTCACGCTGTACAAGAAGACAAGGTAGCTTTCTTGGGTGATGGTACTTCGACATACAACGGCCTTGTAGGTTTGACCGAATCATTCAAGAAGCTCGTTACTGACATTGGCGGTACATGGGCAACGGATGCTAACAAGGCATACGCAGCGGGCGTACAGGTAGCAACAGGCGCAACACTTGCATCTGTAACTTTATCTGATATCATCAAGACGCAGGCAAAGGTTGCTACATTCCCCGGAATGAATAACCGATTCTACGTTTCTTCGCAGGTATGGTACGGCACGATTGTACCATTGATCCAAGCAGTAGGCGGTAACACAGCAACGCAGATCGTAGACGGCGTAACACGTCAGTTCTTCAACGGTTCGGAAGTTGTCTTCACAGATGAGCTTTACACGCCGCTGCTTACAGCAGAAAATAGCCAGTTCGTACTGTTCTATGGCGATGCTGCTCAAGCTGGTTTGTTTGGCGATCGTCGCGGTCTGTCAATCACAAGCTCACAAGAAGTAGGCTTCCTGACAGACACGCAATACAACAAGTCCACAGCTCGCTACGGCGTCAATTGGTGGAACATCGGTAACGCTTCAGCAACAGCAGCAAGCCGCCAGCGTGGCGCTCTCGCAGCTCTTGTAACAAAGAACTCATAAGGTGACCCAATGAATAACTTGCAAAACGTAAAGGTTGTAAACGTAACGCCGCCTGCCGCTATCAAGGATAACGCTTCGTTCGCTACAACAACAATCGACACGCTCGGCTTTAACAAGGTAGCTATCTACTTTGCACTCGGCGCAACTGATATCGCTATGACTGCTCTCAAGGTTCAAGAGTCTGACGATTCAGGCATGAGCGGAGCCGCTGATATTACAGGTGCTGTATACGGCGCAACTGGATATGCTGCTCTTCCAACAGCAGACGATGACAACAAGGTATTTGGCTTCTTTATCGACCTTAAGGGCCGTGAGCGTTACCTTGACGTTGTTGCTACTGCCGGTGATGGATCGACAGGTACATTCGGTGCTTGCACTGCGTTCCTTTACAACGGCAACGCTACTACTGACGATGCTACCGAACGTGGCCTCGCTGCTAATCTTATCGTCTAAAGTGACATGACTACGGGGGCTACGGCCCTCGTGGTGATCTCACTTGAAAGCACATGATAACACTATCCAACGCAGGCGCAAGAGTTGACTTGCAGATTCGCAAGGGTGGGGCTTTTGCTCGCACACTAACCTACAAAGTCAACGGCGCTGTTCAGAATATCACGGGCTATACGTTCGCGGCTCAAGTGCGTACAGTATCGGGCACGCTTGCCGCTACGTTTACATGCACGATCGTGAGCGCAGTAGCAGGCACGTTTAGCATTGTGCTTACGAGCGCAGAGACGGCGGCCCTTGTGACCACGACCGAATACAAGTGGGATTTAGAAGTTACGATTAGCGGCGTTGTGACCGAGCTTTTGCGCGGTGATGTTACGGTAGTAGATGAGGTTACTACTTGAGCATAAGCGTAGTCAATATCAAGCAGGACACGTTAGTTGTTGATGTGAAGCAATCGCAGCCAACGGTCAACGTGCAGAGCTATGATCTTACGCTTGACATTGCAAGCGGCGGAATCGTTCCTGCGGCGATTGATACGACGCTGGTGGCATCTACTAGCTTGTCAGCTTTGCGATGCATTACAACGGATTCTAGCGGCCTTGCAAAGTATGCTACGCCAGACTCGCTTGCGAATGCCGTGGTAATCGGGATCAGTACGACGGCGGCGAGCACGGGGCAGAATATCACAATCAAAACAAGCGGGCAGATTACGGATGCTTCTTGGAACTGGACAAAGGGAGCTATCTATCTAGGGGCTAACGGCTCGCTAACGCAGACGGCCCCTACCGGAGGCAGCATAATCGTTCACGTAGCAAAAGCAATCACAGCAACAACACTAATCATCGACATAGACACAATCATTCAAACGGTGTAACATGGCAGAAAAGTATATCAAAAATAACAGCGGTCAGCTCGC